AGAAGACTTGGTATTTTTTATTGAAAATATAATCAATAACCCAGAAGACCCTCAATATTTGAAACTCGCACCTTTTCATCATCAGATAGTAAAAGATTTAAAAGAGTTTGAGAAGAACGAAGAAGAGTTTTATATGCTCCTCTCATTCAGGGGTAGCTGGAAGACAACATTAGTCCAAGCGTTTGCTATCCAGCAAATTCTAAAAAATCCCGATATAAAAATATTTATAAGTTCTGAAAGGGAAGATACAAGTAAATCTATTTTGCGTCAAATTAAAGAACACTTTGAAAGAAACCCTCGTTTAAGATATTACTATGGGAATTATGTCCCTGAGGGGGCGGAAACTAAATGGTCAGAGAGTGAAATCGTGGTTTCAAAAAGAACTAGGATACAGAAAGAACCAACCCTTAGGGTTGGAAGCGTAGAACAAAGTCCAGTTTCGCTTCATTGTAATCTTTTAATTCTTGATGATTTGGTTTCTCGTGCTAATTCTGAAACAAAAGAAGGGAACAGAAGGGTTAATCAATATTTCCGCGATTTGTTGAGTATCCGAGACAAGGGAAGTAAAGTAATAATAATTGGAACGAAATGGGTAGAAAGGGATTTGTATAGCACGCTTATATCTGAGTTGTCTGCCGAAAAAGGAGATAAAATTAATGATGAGATTGCTACGGAAGCGGTAATAGATAAATATTTGTAAGTTGAATACGTATGCAAGTTAGGATTTTTTCCGTTTTAGACAATGAGGGCAAGTCTATTTTTCCTGAGATGTTTTCTGATGAGAAATTAAAGAGCCTTCGTTCAAAAATTGGTTCTTACGATTTTGCGAGTTTATATGAGAACAAGATTATTTCAAACACCAACGCTGATTTCAAATCCGAGTATCTTCAAACCTTTGATAAACTTCCAGACGGGATTTACAATACATTTCTTTTAATAGATTTAGGTGGAGAAGACCCTGCTATCCAAGACCCAACAGCATTTATTATTGTAAAAGTAGACAGGAAAAATGACTGGTATATTCCATTTGCGTTAGAGTTTTGGGGTTCAATTTTGGATATAGATAAAAAGATATTTGAGTTAAATAATGTTTGGCAACCTCGTAAAATAGGAATAGAAAAAGAGAAATATACCATAGCCCTAATGCCGATTTTGAAACAAGAAATGATAGAAAAAAATACCTATTTGAATATTGAGGAATTAAAAATAAAAATAGGAGATAGGCGGAGTGGAAGAGATAGGATTTTATCCTTACAAGGACGGTGGGAAAGTAAAAGAATTTTTATACAAAAAAACCAAACAAGTTTAATAGACCAAATAACAAGATATCCTAAATCAAGCCACGATGACCTGTTATCAGCATTATCTTATGCTAATAATATAGCTTTTAAGCCGCATCTAGGGATTTTTCAAAAGCGGCGACCAGAGAACGATGTAATGTGGCAAATGACACGCTCAACGCAACAAATAAACAAATAATTCAATGATAAAAGAATATTTACCTAGTGATTTAGAAACAAAAACTTTGAATTTTGTTTCTGATGAAGCAAAAATTTTAGAAGATTATTCGGAAGATTATTACGATAAATTACTCAAGATTTATTACCTTTATAGAAACTATGAGGGGGCGGCAGTTTTTCCTTTCCGAAATGCTATTTGTTTGCCTATTGCTTTTTCAGTGGTAGAAACGGTAGTTCCAAGAATGCTATTAAATCCTCGCAAAGTTGCTTTGACTGCTCGGAAAGAGGAGAGCAAACAATACAAAGAGGGTTCGGAGAGAATATTGGACTATGATTTTAAGAACGGTAATTTTCAACTTGCCATAAATGACTGGGTAAAAAGAAGTTGTATCTATGGAACTTCACTTATTGGTGTAAAGTTTGTTAGAGAAAAGATAAAACGACCTTCAAAAACTTGGACGGCTAAATTAAAGAAATTTTTTACCAATAAATGGAAAGTTGAAACAAGAGAAGGGGTAGAAGCGTGTGCTTACGAACCATTTAGAGTGGCGGTTGACCCAGACGCTACTTCAATTTTAGATACCAGGGTTTTAAGAATTACCACTTATCGGACAAAACAGGAATTAAAAGATAATAAAGAGGCAAGCGGATATAAGAATACTGAATTTGTTACCGAAGCGGTAATTTCTGATGATTATATTGCTGAAAAAAGATTAGTAAATACTTTAAACGAAACCCAAAGAGGGAAAATAAATATTGGTGTTTCTACAACTGGAAAACAAAATCAACGAGAATTGGCAAGGGTAGATAGTTATTGGGTAAGGTCTTCAAAGAAGTATCCTTTGGGAAGGTTAATCGTTACGGCTAATAAGGACAAAATTTTACTTTTTGACGGAGATAACCCTTATTGGTATGTAGACGGAGAGTTTCCTTTTATAGAAACAAAAGACCATAACGACCCAGGCGAATTTTGGGTTTCAGGTGAAATTGAACCGATTGAAGCCCTTATTTATGAAAAGAATAGAATAAGAAACAGACGATTAGATAGTTCAGATGTATCTGCTGACAAGGGGTTTTGGATTAATCCGCAGTCAGAAAATGATATGGATGAAAATGAATTTCTTACCCGACCTCAGATGTTAATTCACGGAGTAGAAGGTAAAGATTGGGGTAAAATAGATATGGGACCTGTAAGCAACACTCTATTCAACGAAGAAGGTATGGTAAAATCTGATATACAAGAAACAACTGGCGTAAGTGATTATTCAAAGGGTATCGGACAGAAATATGAAACAGCAACGGGTATGATGGCGATGATAAGTGAAGCAAATCAACGATTTGCTTTGAAGATACAATCCTTTGGACAATCAATGGCGAGATTGGGAAAACTTGTTTTACAGATTGAAGAAGCCGAGATGACAAAAGAAAGAGAAACCAAGATACTTGGGGAAAATGGGGAATTAAAATTTTTAAAAGTTAAACCAAGCGAAATTAGTTCCGATTTTGATATAGATGTAAATATTGACGCAAATCCATTTATTGAAAAAGAACTTGGGATAAGAGAGCTTACGAATGTGTTAACGGTAATAGCTGGAGACCCGAACATAGATAAAAAACCCGTCTTGCGTGCGATACTTAAAAAAATAGACATATTAACACAAACAGAATTGGATGAAATGTTTGGAGCAGGGGCTACCCCCGAACAAGCCGCTGGAATGGTAGAAGGACTTGTCAACAAGATACCTTCAAAAATGAAAATGATAACCCCAAATGCTTTAGAAAAATCTACAATGGTCGGTGAAGGAATGGGAACTGCCCACTCTGTTCAACCAAGAGCCAACGCTGGGACTTCTATAATACCTTCGCCTGCTAAAATTCCTTCAAAAATACCAATAAAAAGATAATTGAATACATATGCAAAAAAAAGTTGATATTTCAAAATCACGAAAAGAAGCAGAAATGAATTTACATCGTTATCAAGGGGAATTACAATCTAACATAGATTATGCTAATGGAATTGAACAACTTTTTGAAAATAGATGGTTTAACAGGTTTATTGATTGGATAAAAGGTGAGATTTCAAAAGATAGCGATAATTTATTACTTTGTGAAGATGATGAAGTTTTGAAAATTAGATTTGAAGCAAGAGGCAAAAAAGCAATTTTAAGGCAGTTGGAACTTATCAAGAAACAGGGAGTTATCGCAAAAAATAAATTAGCGAAATTAAATAAATAATTTTTAAATTTAAGATTATGCCATTACCTAAACCCAACGAAACACGAGCAAAATATTTATCAAGATGTATTCCTATTCTAAAAAAAGAAGGAAAAACACAATCCCAAGCTATTGGTGGCTGTTTTGGACGGTGGAAATTTTATTCAAAAGAGGGAAAAGAAAGGAAAAATCAAGAAGCTCGTCTTAAAGTTTTGTCAAAAAAATAAAGGAATAAAGGTCGTCGTAATATAAATAATTTTTAATTACAAATAATTATGGCAAACGAAAAAGAAATTCTCTCCCCTGAGGGAGACAAAATACCTTCTTCGTCCCAATCAG